ATTGTCTTTATAGGTGGTGTTCATCAAATACACCTCATCATCAATAGTGTCAAAAAATCGTTTTTTCAACCAATGGGTATCAGATATGGGATTAAAAGTTATGATGAACTGCTTATAACTTTTCGTTATACCTCTTACCCTTAACTCTAATTGATTAAAATCTAATTCATCTAGCTCGGTTGCTTCCTCGCACCATACGGATGTAATACCTGCAATAGACTTAATCTTTTCGGCATCGTCCATCCCTGCACAAATCAACTCATTGCCAGTAGGTATGTGAGTAAAGCGCATCTCTGACTTATTAATAGTGAATTGGTTGTATAAGTCATACTCCAACAACTTATCAATAAATAGTTGATATACTGAATTACGTATGGTGGTTGCTACCTTTCTAATGGCTAAAATACGGTGCTTATCCTCGCTTACTAGTCGTATGATTAGCTTTTGTACGGCAAATACTGACTTGCCCGATCCTGCCCCTCCCTTAAGAACTAAGTATCGATGCTCTGATGTTAAGGCAGGATAGTATAACTCATTAATTTTTAGGTGCATTTACTATTTCTACTTGCAATATTTTTAGTTGTTCACCTTTGGTTGTATGATCCAACTTTGAGGGCGCATAACTGCCATCCATCTTGTTTAGTTCGGCAATAGCTGCCCTTCTTTCTGCGAATGTTGGCTCACTTGGATACTCCATAATCTTTCCACCAATAACAAATGGTTGCTTAACCTTGACTTCACCTTTTGCCATCTTAGATAAAAATTCCATTCGCTCGACAGAAGTCATTATGTTCATTTGTGCGATTTCAGCCACTCTATTGTTTTGAGCCTCCTCTACTATTGCTTTTAATATATCGCGCTCCTGTGCGATTAAATCAGCGTATTTCTTGGCTAAGTTTGATGCCTTAGACTTTACAGAGCTCAAAGTTGCCTTCGGGTTGCCTACGGTTGCCCTGTATGCCTCACTTTGATTCGTTCCACTTGCTACTAACCTTATAAACTCTGTATGTTTAACGGTTGCCCTCATATTCCCTTAAGTGCTTTTAATGGATAAAAAACAAGGCTATTTCTATAACCTCCATCGTGTGTTGGTATTATTGGTGTAACTCCGTGAACATTTTTCCAGGCAGGATATACTAATATTGAATTGTCTTGTTGCCCTATAGTTGCCCCATAATCAGGTATGTGTAAATCACCACCTTTTGAGTTATGTTTTTTACAAATAATTATGTTAACCGTATTTGGTTCATTTTTAGTATCAATATGAAATGGTGCTGATATATTATTGTTTGAAATACTTGAGGTATACATATTACTTAACTTTATTCCTTCATTACTATAGATATCTTTTTGCCTTTCATATTGTAATGGCAATACTTTTTTTATTAATTGCTCACCCTCCTTTAATAATAATATCATTGCTTTAATAAATACTTGGGCTGATTTTTCATCGTGAATAGATGACATTTTAGAGTAGTTTCTTCCAAATTGTGGTTGTGGTGGTACTCTTCCAATTATTGCACTACTTTTAGTTTGAGAGGATTGCTTATGTTTAATTTTAGTTAAAACACCATTTACCATTTTAGAGGTATGTTGATTTGCTCTACCTTGCTTTGTTACATTATTACTCATAAACTCAGCATTTGCTAAATCTGCTAACTTGCACATCTTTTCGGGCATCTTAGTAAGATAAAATCCAATTGGTTCTTCATCGACATAAAATATACAATCCTCTGTTACATTAGGTTCTATGTATGGACATTTGTCAGTTATTTTTATGTTGTGGCTTACTTCAATTAAGTCAACTCTTTTCATCTTTTAATTATTATATGACTACCTTTAAGTTCGTTGGGCTTATCCTTTAACTTTACGTTTTGTGGAAAAAGTTTAAGCATTATTTTTACATCCTTTAGCTTATCATTTATTCTTTCATTGATTGTTCCCAATCCTCCTTTCTCATATCTTTTAAAGTCTAAATAACAATAATTCAATATTAGGTTTCCACCATATTTATTAAGATGATATGCAGATGCATAATAATCTGGTATTGTATTTATTTCTTTATGAAATATAAAGTCGGTTTTTTTAACAGCAAAGCATCTTCCATCTACTAAACCATACTTTGAATATTTGTTTTTAGCGTAAAATGGGTTTCCTGTTGAGTTTAATCCAACAAGCTTTACACCCATCAAATCACATTTAGGTAATATTGATATTAATTCATTTATAACAAAGTCAACATTACACTTTACAAATTTATTGCCTTCTAACTTTTTACCTTCAATTAAATCATCACTCATAAAAATACCCCATTCATCCTTTTCTAATAAAGATAAACCATAATTAAAGTTGTTTTGTATTCCCTTAGGCTGATTAGTTTCTATTAAATTTCCTTTTTCTCCTATGCAAGTAAATCTACTTTTGTTATTATGACATAAAACTATATGATTTATGTTTAACATTTTAGAGGTAGTGGCATTATCATATCGGTCATAATACATTAAAAAAACTTTCATAATTTACCTTTTTCTTCCTTTAAATACTCCATAATCATTTCTCCAACATAAGCTCCACGTTCCTTCCAAAAACCTACAAGTTCTTTAGCCTCTTCGTAATGCTCTGCTTCAAATTCAATTTGAATGGCTTTTTTTACTCCATTGGTCATGTCTTTTAACTGGTCATCTACATCCTCATCATCTAAAATAGAATAATCAATATCTTTTGTTGATTGTGGCATACCCCATTCAATACAAATAGCCTCACCTACTTCTGCCTCAATTAACTCAGCATCAAATACAATGTTAGCTTTTGCCGATGCGTTATCAGCAAGTGCCATCTCTCGACCTTCTGCACTATCTAAGTCAATGTCAGTTCGCTTTACTGCAATAATCTTTGTACCATCTGATTCGATAATCTGAACATCATCCATACCTATTGCCATTGCATTTTCAACTGATTTGTTACCTGCAATGATTCGGTTATTTTTGTCGATTAGGATTGAGCGACCTGCTCCAAACTTTCTGAATGACTTTTCAATTAATGAGTTTCCGAATTCAGATCCCTTGTTAAAGTTTTTATCATCGGGTGTTAAGTCTGATAGTTTAATCTTTTTTTCTGCCATGCCACAAAAGTAATGATTACTATCTAAAAAACAAAAGCCCTTGTTTAGGGGGCTAATGTCTACAAACAAATCAAAAAATTAATATCCTTTAACTTTCAAACCTATGTCGATTAACTCTCTTAACGTAGGTGCTACCTTATTGTCTTTTCGGTAGGCATGAAGCCTCTTGTATAACGATTTATGTTTAGTGCCGAATACACATATCTCGTTGACAGACCTTGTCTCAAGTTGCTTGAGGTAATGAGTAAGCCGATCCTCTGCGTTTAGTTCGTTCTTTATCATATTACCTCCACTCTTTTACCTTGCGCCTCCAATTGCATCTTCAGCGCAGTGATACACTTATCGGGTGTATGGTTGAACACATTAGGGATGTTTCTCGCTTCCAGTACAGTCAATTTCCACTCCTTGCCCATCCACTTTGTTATGTGGATGGTGTAGGGTATGCCGTTGATGGTTATCTTTCTTGTGATATCGTTCATAGCCTGCCAAATCTAATATCGTTAATTAACTGCTGCGTGTTGATTTCCTCGTTTGGATTTCCCCATTGCTTGTACATCACCTTTGTGCGCTTTCTTCGGCTGACTTCAATGATGTGCTTCATGCGCTCACCCTCGATGCGGATAAGTTGCTTTTGTCCGTTTTCCATCATTGACATAAGCACTTTACCTAAGTGAATTAGTGCTTTTTTTACCTTTTCAAGCACTATCTCGGTTGTTGATGGGTTCTTGCCCATTGACCTGTCTAACTTGGCTAATGTATAGCCGATTGTTTTAGTTGTCTTCATTGTTTTTCTCTTTGTACGATTTTACCTAATTCAAATATTGTTGTTGCGCCATCCGGCTTGATTTCGCAAAAGTAAAAGTGTTCTGAATCCTCACTTATTGCTTCTTTACTCTCGATGAACATAGA